TTCAGGCGCTATTTAAACATATGGTACGACACGGATACCGCAAACAGGAGACCAAACAATGCTAGAATATTACGTATCATTCGTTACTGCAATGCTGTTCGTGCATTGGGTTGCCGACTTTGTATGCCAGACTGATATCATTGGTTTTGTTGAATGGTGTCATAGGAAGAACAAGAACATCATCGTCCATTGTGACATGGGAGTTAGTCGCTCTGGAGCAGTTGCTAAATGGGTGAATGAGTTTTTGGGTCTACAGGATCTTTACTTAGAAGATTACCAACAGTACAATCGTTATGTGTTCAACAAGCTTTGTGAGTGTTCTGGTGTGAAGACATTAAAGAGTTATTACAAAGATCTTGAAGAAAACAGTTGACGATGTGAGTAGAACCTCATACAATTGGCACATAAATAACAATGAACGGGCTTGAGACTCCCATAGGACTGGCAACGGTCTACAGACTCAAGAGATGTTGCTAGGTTTGGGCTAGGTGAATGTCGGGTGTGGTTCATAGGAGGCTCCACAAGAGAAGAGATAAACAGGATGGGCGCTCTTCTCAACTAGAATTTCGGTGTAGTTTAAATGAAAACATCTTTTGGTTATTCGCATGATGCTCCGAAAGAAGATATTGGTTGAAGTCCAATCACTGTTATGTTATCCTAGTCGCTACCTAGGACTGTTGTTGGTACTGTTGAGATAATAGGATCAGCGGCTTGGTCTTCCTCCTCGGACTCAATGAAAATGAGGAGGCAACTCAAAGAACTCTTAGAATGCAGATAGGACTTGCATAAGCAGAAAGGGTCGCAACCTTATGTGATTGGTAGTTGGTTCGAATCCAACCAAGAGTTCTTTGAGTTGTGGTGAATGCGTAGGCTGGTGGGCAGCGAGACGACGACGCAGCTTATGACGTGACGGCAATAGTTCATAAGGTTTCGTAGACCTAAGCCGTATGCTGGAGATCAGTGCCAGCCACCACAGCATTAATACGGGTCTTAAGCTTAAGTGGTATAAGCGTCCAGCTCATAACTGGAAGATAGTCGGGTTCAAATCCCACAAGACCCACCATAACAATAAGTGTTCTTATGATCCGCATATAGTGTAATGGATAGCACACGGGTTTTCTACACCCTTAGTCGAGGTTCAAATCCTCGTATGTGGGCCATAAGAACATTTTGTTTAGGAGCACACAATGGAACTGACTAATAACCATAAAACCAAGTATCTAGGAGACTCGGCTGTTGCCTTGGTGTTATTTGATTTAACGAAAAAAGGGTACTTCGTATCTTCCCCATTATCCGAAAATTCACCTTACGACTTGGTATGTGATACTGGTGAAGCTTTATTAAAAATTCAAGTGAAATATAGAACAGGGGAGTCGGTATTTATTCCTAACAAAACCAGTTGGGCAGATAAAAATGGAAGCCATGCGCGTCACTATGATGATGGCGCTTTCGATTATTTTGCGATGGTGTGCGAAGACTTTAAAAAAGTGTGCTATCCGCACATAAGCCAGAAGGGTAGGCAGATGTGGTGGAATTATCCTGAACAACCTTCTAGAGAATTTCTATACTACGAGGACTTCCTAGACTTTGATAGAGAAGCTTCTTGCAGATTCTCTTATATATCTGGAGCAAGCCTAGTAGACATAAATAATATGACTAGAAAAGAGCTTAGAGAATTGATTAATAAATCTTCCAGTCAGAGAGATGTTTATGAGAGTCTAGGAATATCATGGAATAGATATAAAAAGCTTCTAGATAAGTATGAACTCTAAACTCGTAGCATAAAAAAGAGGGATGGAAGCTGGGGTGTTCAATTTACCATTGGCCTTCCATAGAACATTCAAAAGGAACAGAAATGGGTCGTAAAATAATAGACATTGAAGCATCAGGTCTTCAACAAGACTCATACCCCATTGAGATTGCTGTATATGACATTGATGACGAGTCACAGAGTTTTGTTCATCTCATAAAACCACATGAATCTTGGACTCATTGGTGTTATGATGCTCAGGGTGTGCATGGGTTGTCAAGGAAGTATATCGAAGAGGACGGTGAGGACGCATACGAAGTGTGTCAGCATCTAAAGCAGGTGCTGTCTACTAACAATGTTTATTCCGATGCTCCCTCTTATGAGATGATGTGGCTTCGCAAACTCTTCTGGACATTCGATGAAGTGGTTCCTGACACTGTTCTGTCTGTTATGCACCTTATTGAATGGAAACATCATCAAGATTTTAACAATGAATTGTCAAATCTGAAAGTACCACATAGAGCACTACCTGATGCTGTTATGATTGGTCAATGTGTGAAGAAATACACCGAGGAGTAAAACATGGACAAGAAAGGTGCCGTTTTCTAAGTAATGTAACCTGAAGAGGAACTTGGAAAATGAGTAGAAGCTATAAGAAACACCCCTGTCATAAAGACCAAGACACTGTCACCAAAAGAAAGTTCAACAGATCCATCAGAAGAACCTGTAAAACTAGGCTCTCTGGTTGTCGGGATTTTGACGACTATGTTGAAGATGTGAGTAGCGGATGTGGCTACAAAAAGTTAAACTGTTCTTGGGACATTGTTGACTATTACTGCATCTACCACACGAAAAAGGACTTTGATTGGATCTTTTGGATGTGGCCTGATGATGAAGAGAAGCAGAACAAGGCAATCTATCAAGCGAGAATGAAATGAAGAAGAGAAATCCGGTGGCGAAGAATGCCGGTAAGTTTAACAGGTCTTCTGTTCAAGAAGACAAAAAGAAAGCCTCAAGGCGAGGCTATCAAAAATATAAAAGCCCTCATGGTGAAAATCATGAGGGCTTTTTTGTTTACATCTTTCTTTATTTTTGATATAATGGCTTAACAAATCGAGGAGAACACGATGGTTAACACAACAGCTCTTGGCACATACCTAATTGCCGCTTTCTTGTCTCAGGCTGAACCACTTGAAGTGTCAATCAACGATTACTTCTGTATGGTTGAAGCCATCCACTTTGAAGCCAATGGTGAGGAAGAAAGGGGTAAGCAGTTGGTTGCTAATGTCATTCTCAATCGAGTTGATCGCATACACAACCAGAACTCCATCTGTGATGTTGTTCATGCTAAAAATCAATTCTCATATGAGAAGGGATTACAAGTAGATCTTTCTCGTAAGCCTGATTTGGAGTCTTTCAAAGAAACTATTGAGATTGCTTATGATGCAGTGCAAGGTAATCTCAATGATATCACTGGAGGTGCTGATCACTACTACAACCCAAAGAAGATCAAAAAGGTTCAAAAATGGATGACAGCAGGTGAGCAACTTGGTATGATTGGTAATCACAGAATGCTTAGACTGATCGATGATAACGGGAGATGGATGTAATGATTTCTGGGTCAATTCTTTTATTCACTTTGCTATTTGAGAAACATGACGAGTTTCTTATAAAGGCTGTTCTTTCTTGTGCATGTGCAGTTGAATCAATCGTAACAATTAATATGTTTGCAAAAATTTATGGGGCTTGGTAATGAAACAAACAAAATTCTTCCTGTCTGGTACTGACGTAGGTGTTGTTGAGTTTGATCCTGCAACGTCACTGGATTCCCTGCCAGCAAAGGTGTATGTGGTTCGCCACGACCCAATGCGAGGGTTCTTCTTGTCCATCCATAAGGACAAGTTTGAGGTGCCTTCTCGTATCTATGGTAGCAGTAAGACGAAAGCCCATAAGGTATACAGCACTTATAAACTACGGTCAAAGTCTACTGGTGTTCTTTTGACCGGTGATAAAGGTGCTGGCAAAACCATGCTTTCCTCTCTTGTCTGCAACATGGCAATTGAGGAAGGTGTACCTGTACTACTGGTCAATGAATCATTCTCTGGTACAGAGTTTAACCAGTTTATTGATTCCATTGGAGAGTGTGTTGTTTTCTATGATGAGTTTGCCAAGACGTTTGAAGACAAAGAAGAACAGAATGCACTTCTGACTCTTCTTGATGGCACCAGTAGTAATAAGCGGTTGTTCCTGATGACAGAGAACAATGAGAACCTTGTTAACGAATTTATCCTTGACAGACCCGGTCGTGTGTTCTACCATTTTCAGTTTGATAAGCTTGAGAAAGCTGTTATTGAAGAGTATTGTGCTGATCATGGTGTGTCAGAAATTGTAGAAAACATTATGAACCTCTACAATCGTATGCTTGAGTTTAGCTTTGATATTCTTTCTGCTATTGTGGAAGAGTACAAACGATACCCAGAAGCTAAGTTTGATGATCTGACTTCTGACATGAACTTCAGCGTCTATGGTAGCAACACACCAAATAGACTGTTCGTTGAGAAGGTCATTGAGGCTGATACAAAAGAAGAGATGATTCTCACGTCAAAGAACAAGCGTGTTGATGACCCTCTTGACACAGGCTCAGAATTTTATCTTCGGTTTAAGAAGAAAGACACAAGTGACGATGATGATCTTGGTTTCTATCTTGGTGTTGACGAGCTTTCAGAAATTTCTGATACACATTTGGTATTTGTTGCGGGTGATTACTTTGTCATCTGTCGAAAGCTACCACCAGCAAGCCTGAACAGGAAGAGCCTTTTGGTGTGAAGACTTAACCAGATACATACAAACAGATATTGAAAGAGGACTTATAATGAAACAACCACAACGACGCAAGATTATTCAAATTTCTTCATATGAAGATGGAATTGATGTTCTATGTGATGACGGAAGCGTTTGGGTGATGACCAATGGTGGATGGAATAAGCTACCAGACATCCCACAGGACTTTGGCGAGCCAGCACCATCCCTTCTACTGGAGACTGCTGATGACAACTAAGATTGTTCTGATCAATGCCCCTGCTGGAGCTGGTAAGGATGAAGCTGCAAAACATATCCAAACCAACTCTGTTAAGACTAAGCACATGGAGTTTAAGGAGTGTCTTTTCTCTCTTGTAAAGCTGGTATACAACATCTCTGACAAAGATTGGGATGAGATGTATACCAGAGAGAACAAAGAACTCCCATGTGATGTTCTTAATGGCCTCTCACCACGACAAGCACTGATCCACATGTCGGAGGACGTAATCAAACCCAGCTTTGGTAAAAACTTCTTTGGTGACTGGATTCGTAAACAGATCAACCAATACGAGGGGTACGGGTTCGTTCGATTCATATTCTCCGACTCTGGCTTCCCCGAAGAGGCACAGGCTCTTGTTGATGCATTTGGTGCGGAGAATGTTACAGTGATTCGTGTGTTCCGTGACGGGTGTTCATATGAAGGTGATAGCAGGTCATACCTAGAACCGGAAATGCTGTCTTCTGGGGTGAGTTGGATTGATGTTGATAATGACAGCTCGCTGGAAGACTACTTATCACGTATGCTAACGCTATTCAAGAAAAGCGTGGGGACATTCTAATTTGACATCAACAACAAAGCCCTATATAGTTCACTATATAGGGCTTTTATTTGGAGAATACAATGGAACATAAGAAGTGGTTTGTGAGTGACCTTCACTTCTTCCACAATAACATCCTCAAGTTTACAAAACGTCCATATGAGGATGTTCTTAGTATGCATGAGGGGATTGTCGAAGAGTGGAACAAAGTGGTGTCAAGAGAGGATGTTGTCTATCATTTAGGGGATCTGTCATTCAAGAACAAAGGAGACCAGCTTCCTCTCTATGATATCTTGAATCAGTTGAATGGCACACTCGTGTGTCTGAAAGGCAACCACGACCATTCAAACCTTTGGGCCGCTCATAGAAAGGCACAAGAAGATGGGGTTCTTCGTAAAGGGATCAAATTTGTTGATTCTCCTTATATGGAAGTGAAGTGGAAGAAGAGAAAGCTGATCCTGTCTCACTATCCTATTGTGTGTTGGAATGGTCAGCATCATGACACACTCCATCTTCATGGACATACGCACAACAACTTGGACATCGATCTTGGTAAGGCGATGGATGTTGGGTATGATGCTCTTTGGGAGAACCACCAACTGAAACACCCAATTGAGTTTGATCAAATGATCGAAATTCTTGACAAAAAGGAAGATGTGTTCTATGATCATCACGGTGAACTTCGGTTGAGAGGGAATAAGAATGAAAGTTAAAATCACAGATACGTTCTATGTAAAGATCGACTCCATCGGTAATCACCAACCATACTACTTTCGAGAAGGCGGGGATACTATCACAATAGGAAAGTTTCAGGGACAGGAAACAAAAGATAAGTGGGTATACGCAGACAAATACTTTAACAACGTCTCTCGGGCAATTTTATGGGGGATTGAGGAGGGGTTAGTCGAAGGGGGTGAAAAGCTACTGGGTGAAGACGAAATCGACGCACAGGCTTATCTGGGACGCTTGGAGCATAATACAAAAGCACTTGAGAAGATTTTGAAAGAGAATCGGAAATGACAGCTATGTACGATATTGCCAAAGAGATGGTTGAACGTGGTCTACTCACTGTTCGAACTGACGAGAACAATCCAGACATCGAAGTGTTTTGTTACTCTCGTGACGCATTCCAGAACGGCAACTGGAACTCCATTACACTCACCCATCGCGGAGCAATCTACTACAAGAAGCAAATGGTGAATAAGCCGTTTGAGAAGATCTTCAATATCGGGGAAGTGGAAGGTGTAAACCACGACACCATCTCTCGTAGAATGGAGAATGAACAGTTTGACGTACTTCATAAGAGTAATGGGCATCTTCTGATCTGTTCACATTTCTATGATGAGAATGATGAATCTGTCTTTGTGTGGTCAACGAAAGGCTCACTGCCGAACAAGGGGAACGATCTCCTCAATGAAGACATTCGATTGATCAATGAACCAGATGGCCTACAGCACAAAGTAGAAGCATTGGCAAATGACCTTGGTGTGCCATTCACAATGATGTTTGAGGCTATTGTTCAACATGACAAACACACACTGTATGAGAAAGATATTGAGCGTTATTCTGATATGTACCCAACGGAAAACACCTTTGTTCTCCTTGGCATGAATACGTTCTTTGGTGGCTCATGGAAAGATGAGCCACTCTACTACCTTGAACATCTACGAGAGGAGTTTGGGTTCACGCTTGTTGATCACTTTGATAACATGGACTCAAACATCAAGTCGTGGTACGAGCACAAGGATACAGAAGGATATGTTATCCGATTCGAGAATGGTGATCGGGTGAAAGTGAAGACAAAGGAATACTGGGCGATTCGGTTTAAGAAAGACCTAAGACCAGAGAATATCATTGGTAAGTTCCGTGTTGCTGGTTATGATCGAATTGAAAATAAACTCCCAGAGGAGATCAGTAGTCAAGTGGTGCCTCTCATTGCTGAGTGGTTTGAGTCTTGGCTTATTGAAGAATGGACTAATCTTGACGCGAATGATGGCAGGGCGTGGAAGCACTTCAATGTAGCATCCGAAGTGGTTTCTTCTAGTAAAGAGGTTGCAACAGATGATAAGTTGACAGAGGGACAGAAGGAGTATATCCTACACGTATTGAAAGAGAAGCCATTCAGTGAATACGCTTTGAAGTGCAGTCAGTCAAAAACCAAACGGAAACTCTTCTGTGAATGGTTCAGTAACAACGATGCACAGAAGAAACGATTTGCTGATGTACTAACAACCATTATTGATACAATTGGTGAATAGGATGAAGACACTAACAATCATTCGCGGGGTTTGTGGGAGTGGTAAGAGTACACTAGCCAATGCACTACAATGGACTGATAAGGGAATCAATATGAAGGTGTTTGAAGCAGACATGTACTTCATGAAAGATGTTGATGGTGTGGTTGAATACCAATTTGACCATAAAGAACTCCCTCGTGCCCACGCATGGTGTAAAGAACAAACACGACAAGCAATGAGGGAAGGATACTCTGTCGTTGTGAGTAACACATTCACCCGCAAATGGGAGATTGAACCTTATATTGACTTAGCTAAACAGTTTGGCTATACTGTTCAACTCATCACAACAGAAGCACCCTTTAACAATATTCATGGGGTTCCTTCTGACGTGGTACAATCAATGAAAGATCGTTTTGAAACTCTGACACTCAAGGACTTTGATCTATAATGAAACTGTTCGTATATGGCTCGCTTCGCACTGGTTGCTACAATCATCACCACCTCGAAGGAGCTGAGTTTGTAGACTTCACTGTTGTAAAGGATCATGTAATGGTTGATCTGGGAGCTTACCCTGCCGCAATTGAAATGAAAGGGAAGCAAATTGTTGGTGAAGTGTTTGAAGTGGATACCACCATCCTCAACAATCTTGATATCCTTGAAGGGTACAACAAGTATGATGAAGAAGAGTCATTGTATGTTCGCAAGAAAGTGAAAACAGACCTTGGTGAGTGTTTCATCTACATTTGGAACGATGAGATTGATTGGGAAGGAGCAATGCTAGAAGACTGGTTAGAAGTGGCCTAAAGAGAAGGGGAGCTTGATGCTCCCCTTTGTTCATCCTACGTACACACCAAACCAGTCAACATCCCCAGATACGTTATTCTCGATATCTTCCATCAGACCACGTTTGATCTCTTGTGCCTCTTGGATCATAGAACGACCGTCCAAACTCGTTTCCCCTGTTGGAGCAGCTATGCTGCTGAATTTTGAGTAAGCCCTCCCTAGAATTTCCAAGCACTCAGCACGCGACCATTCAACTACCCATCCCAATCCCATATACTCTGCATCTGATAAATCCAGATAGCATTCTGCGAACCATGTCTCGTCCGTTACGGGTTTGTTATACAGAGTCAGGGTGGAATCAAATCTATTATGGTTGAAGTCTACATCAGTAGCGGCATACCGTTTTAGGCGTTCCTGCTCTTGTTGTAGAAACTCGTATTGTAGGAAGTCAAAACCACCACATCCAGTTTTACGCCCACGCGAAATAAACATATCATCGATGGCTTTACGTACAAACAGATCTTCTGACGTGAAGAAGTCCGATGCAGCATAAGGACGAATAATCTTCACCACAGTGTTCACGTTGGCTGGTACAGAGATAGACGCAGAATGAGCAGCCACCTCCACCTTCACATACCCATGTAGGTAATTGTTGGCACCATACTGCTTATACTTCCTGATAGCGCGTTTCAGAGCTGTTTGGTAGTCGATGTCTTCTAGTTCAACAGACACTAGATTACCACCTAGTACCACTTCAATCTCTGACTTGAATTCTTCAAATGTAGCCATTATAATCACCCATTAAAAATTGTGTCAGGATCGTCTAGGAATGATGCCTGATCTTGTTTTCTGTAATCTACTTCTGTTTCCACTACATCAATAGGATCGAATGCTGGGTCTAGTGAAGGAACAATTTCACTGTACTGTTCATCAGCTTCATCCATAATGTCTGACATCATGAAATCGTTTCCACGATTCTTATCAATAGCTGCAGTGGTACGTGCGTCTGTTAGAGGAGTTGCTTTAATGATAGCAATGAACTTCTCATACTCAAGCTTCAAATCGACATCTGTGATCTCGTACAGCGCCTTCTTTCCATCCTTCTCGAAGAACGGAAGCTCGAATACATCACCGACAATAGCTTCTCGTCCTAATGTCTCGAAATCATCAATATGTACCCTGAACGTCTTCTCTGATGTTAGAGGACTAATCAAACCAAACCGAGAGAAGTCCATAGAAGATTCCATATCAGGCTCTACGCCAATGGGGATATCCTTTGGTATCGGATCATATGCTCTATCAGGCACTTCATAGAACACCTTACATGCAATGTCATCAATGTCTGGTACTACTGAGTCTGCAGCACCAAGATACAGATAGAACCTTGCATCTTTGAATGACAAACCAAATGTTTCGAATGAAAGTTTTCTTTGTAATTTTCGCGTCTTCTCACTATAGACACCAATCTTGCCACGTCTAGCAGCCATTTACATTCCTCCCATAATCCCAATCGTCTTGATAAGATCCTTCATGAATCGTTTAGACCTACTATCATAGTCACGGTAGGGATCAGTTTTCTTTTTAGCGACACGGTTGCGTCTGGTGTGGTTGATTCTGTTCTTCTTGTTAACAGCATCAATGATACGCTGGCGTTTGTCTTTCCTGTACTTCTGAACAGGGACAATATCAAATTCTTCTAAGTCAAACTCAAGCAACAGGGTAGTTTGTTGGTTGCGTTCCCCTATAACACCAATCCCTCTGGGGTCATTGAAACCACTATACCCAAGGTCAATTAGAACACGTCTCCAATACTTATCAGCATAACGTCCCTTGTGGCTTGCTATTTCCTTTGTTATAGCCCACATGCGAGCAAAGGGATACCTGAATCGCGGGTTGGACGAAACACGCTCTAAGGCGCTCTCTAGGTCTTCTGGGACTATGTGTGGAATTGCCCGAAGAGCTTCAATGTCTTCTTTCAAGTCTTCGGTGTTATATGACTTGATATCTTCCAGAAAAACGCCAGACTTTTTGATCCTGAATACATGACCATAGTAATAGTGGGTGTGTGCTTTACGCCCCACCACTGTATCAACCGTGTGTGCTGTTATCGAATATGGCTTGGTTAGTTCATTCTCAGAGAATCCTCCCTTTGGGATATCAGCGTTATCGGAGAAAGCAACATGGATACCAAGCCTACCATAGTAAAGAGTGCGAAGTTCTGACACGTCCATATAGGACGCATTGCTCATTGCCTCTTGTATTTGTTGTTCAAATCCATCCATTACAACACCTTAAGAATCTATTTGTTCTATTTACGGTTAAATAGATCCAACATTATATTGAAGGTGGAATGATGTCAACAAAAGTATATCCATTCAGGTCTGGTGAACAGTTTAGAAATGTCATCAGTCAGTTTATGAGGGTGTTCTCAGGTTTCCAGTGTAAGGATGGGAATGACGGGTTAAAGAGAATCCCTGTGGTGTATGGGACAATGGATCGCATCACTGCCAGTATTCTGCAGCAGAGGGATCACCTAACCAATCAACGCATCCCTATGTTCGCTGTCAACATGGTGGGTATGTCAATTGACCCAAACAACAAACGAAGCCCAAAACATATTGATGCTGTCGCAAATAGAGCAGATACGTTAGATGCTCGTAAGGCGATTACACGGACTATCGGGCCATCTTACCTGCTCAACTTCGAACTCAGCTTGATTGCATCATCCAACACAGAGCTATATGAGATACTGGAACAGCTTCTGTTGATCTTCAACCCTCGTGTAACAATTAGGACGGATACGGTGCAGAAGAATAGTGACTACATCACTGAGATCATTCTGGATAGTATTAATAGTGAGATTCAATACCCTTTGGGTACAGATCAGAGGGTCGTTCAGATTGGGTTAGCGTTCACCGTTCCATTCAGACTCAGATACCCTTATACAGAACAAGACAACATCATCAAGATCATTGAGACCAACCTATACACTGATACAGAAGTGGCTAGTATCGAGGATGAAGTAACAGGAGAAGACGCATGAGTACAATAGAAGAACGGTTCCTGTCACTAAACAATAAGACCAAACGTGCCGACAACTTCATTGTTGAGTTTTTGGGGATGCCTGAGAATGTCTCTAACATTCTCGGAAGACAGGTGAAGAGTATTGTCAGACCCACTATTTCTTTCATGCCAGCCGAGACTAGATTCCGTGGTATGAAGTATATGGATAAGGGTAATGTTGAGTTTGATCCAACACAGATTAGCATGTGGGATGATGAGGGAGGTATCACCTCCACCCTTCTGTATGCTCAAGTGTTTAGGCAGTTGAACAAGTTTCGGGATATCAACGGACAATTCCCTGACGAGAACCCCAAAGAACGTGACTACAGGTTCAACATTCGTGTGCGGTTGTACGACTCTCTTGATAATGTGGTTGAAGAGTATGTGTTGAAGAGGTGCTTCATTACTGAGATTAGCCACATTGACCCTGAGATGACTGATGACTCGGAAACTACCTTGAACATCACAGTAGCGTTTGACAACATTGGCATCACGGTGTTCGAT